GCCCTGCAGCACGGCGATGTCCGTATCGTTCGACACGATCGCGGCCGTGTTCGCAGAGATGGCCGTCGCGTTCGTGTTCGCTTTCCCCTGGGCGATGGCTGTCAAGGTCGCGTTGGACTGGATCGCGGCCGCATTCACGGCAATGGCCGTCTGGTTGGAACCGACCGCGCCCTGCAGCACGGCGATGTCCGTGTCGTTCGACACGATGGCCGACGTGTTCGCGGCGATGTCCGTGGCGTTCGTGTTCGCTTTCCCCTGGGCAATGGCCGTCAGCGTCGCGTTGGATACGATCGCGGCCGCATTCACCGCAATGGCTGTTTGGTTGGAACCGACCGCGCCTTGCAGCACGGAGATGTCCGTGTCGTTCGACACGATGGCCGACGTGTTCGCGGCGATGGCCGTGGCGTTCGTGTTCGCTTTCCCCTGGGCAATGGCCGTCAGCGTCGCGTTGGAAACGATCGCGGCCGCATTCACGGCGATGGCCGTCTGGTTGGAACCACCGAGTCCCTGCAGCACGGCGATGTCCGTATCGTTCGACACGATCGCGGCCGTGTTCGCTGCGATCGCCGTTGCATTAGTGTTCGCCTTCCCCTGGGCAACAGCCGTAGCTGTCTGGTTTGATCCGATGGCCGCCGACAAGACGCTCATGTCATTACTGATCGACTGAACGCGGGTGTACAAATTCGATTCATCGGCCAGCATTTGTCCAGTAGCCAGGCGTGGGCGCATGGAGAATATGAGGTTGGTTTCGGAAATGACCACAGCGCCCTCGCTGTTTGTGGTCCACGAGCCGCCGCGTAATTGACCGCCAATGTAGGCGTCGCCAAAGCTGGCCCTGTTGGTCACGTCCTGCCGTACATCGCCCGTGGCGAACATGTACCAACTGTTCTGTCCGATCTGGACGACGCTGGGCGTGATGCTCATGTACTGGCTGCCGGAGGCGTCCTTGACCCTGATCTCATTCTGGAAAATGAACACCGCTGAATTGCGGGGCTGACCGTCGGATGAGTTATTCAGGTTAAAAGAGACCTGATCCCCCGATTTCTGCAAAACAAACTTTGCGGCATTCCCGCTTTCGCGCATGTCTAAAACACCTTCAGAAATGCGTGTTCCATTTCCATTAATGGTCAGCCCGCCATTAAGCCACAAGTCATATACGCCCCACGTTGTCCCTGCCGGCGGCGTTCTCCGGAGAAAAAGAGCGTGGTTTCCGGCCACGTCAATTCCATGAATCATGAGGTTGGTTCTGACTTGAATCCCGCCCTTCATGTGTAACGTGCCGTTGATGTCATCATCACCATCGCCGTCGACGTAGCCCTGAATGGAATGATTTCCCCATCCGGCGGCCGTGGTCCAGGCCGTGATGTCAACGCTTCCAATTCCGGCGGCGTCTGATGCGGAAAATACGGGATCAGTTTCCGTCTCAACATAACCAGCGTCACCGTGATCGCCCCACAGAAAAACGGTGTCAGCCTTATTGCTGATGGCCGTTAAATCCTGCTGGTGTTTTAAGAGAAGATTTGTTGATGCGCGGTCCGCGCCGATCCGCGATGTTGTTTCATCGCTGAGTGCCAGCTCGATGCCGTCAATGGTGTCGGTCTGGTCCTGGAACGCGGAATTATTTTGCAGGCCCACGGCCCCGGAAATATCGCCGTCAACTTCTCCGACATACGGAACGGATGACGTGATGAATGAGGACGTGATCCGCATCTTCTCCGCGTTGTTCACGCCGAAAACCACCGGGGCGTTGTTTCCGGTTCCAAACGCCAAGGCGTTCGCGACTGCTGATATACTGATGATGTTCGTTCCGCCTTGCCCAAAGTGATTGTGGGAAAAAGAACCGCGTTCGACAAAATCAAAATATAAAACAGAACTCCGAGGAACGTGGAGCGTGGGAAACAATTCAACGCGGAAATAGTTGGTGTTTTCCGTCACGCGCATTCCAGACATCCGCCAATCGCTCACACCGGTTTTAGGTGAATAGATAATTTGATATGGGCGATGCCACGGCATTCCTCCGAATGATCCGCCCATGTAGTTGTAAGAATTGGTTGTCCCGCCGGGCCAAGCGGTATCAATATTGTATTCGATTTTTTCTTCAAAATCCGATTCATACGCGGCCCGAATCCACGGTAACCCCGCGATAGTTATGTCGTGCGTTTCCGTTGTCGTGTTGAACCGGCCGTTGTAATCGAACGCCAAGAGTTGATCGCTTGCGCGTACAGCCGAACTCGTTCCGGCATATTGAGAGCTGATGGTCCAAGGCGCGTTTGTATGATTCGGATTGAGTATCAACCTCGCGCCGGCGTCAATCGTCAGCGGCCCCATTTGATCACCGGTGACATTGACATACCTGGCGTCGCCGGAAGTCGTCGTGACGGCCGCTGCAGCCACATTGCTCGCGAGAGTTAGATTGTGCTGCAGATTCGTGAGCTGCGCCTGGAGAGATGTAGCATCAAAAATTCCCAGCGCATTCATGATGCTTGTAGAATTTTGCGTCCAGAACGTGGACTGCACCGTCGTGTTGGCGTCGAGGACGATCGCATTCGTCGGCGAGATCGGCCCCAGGAAGACACCGTCGAAGTCCGCGCCCCATAGCACAAGCGCCTGCAGCCGGTCTGCAACCAGCATCGGCGGCTGCCCGGTCGGCGATCCTCCGTAGATGTTTACGGCGCTCTCGTACTTGTCCGGAGGAAGCGCCGACATCGTCGCCGGCAAATTAAAATGGATTGGGCCGCCGGCTGCCTGCACAACGCCGGTCGCGATCACATAGTAATTGGTCAGCGAAGAATCAGTGACGAACCACAGCGGCCAGGCATTTGTCGGGATGTTGATGGCCGCGCCGTTTTGCCTGGGATAAATATAATAATCCACGCACTCGCCGGCATACCACATGATCGCGTCTTTGCGCTTGCGGTCCGTGACTTCGTTTGTCCGGATGATGGTGTTGCAGTCCAGCACCTGGGCATAAGACATCGAACAAAAGGAAACGAAGGAAACGAAGATGACCAGGAAGCGGTTCATTCTTGCCCTTTCAGTTTTGCGTGAGCGATTTCAGTGTCGAGATAGTTGTGGTGCTGCGTGACGGTGCAGCCGAGGTCGCGGAGGTGGTTGCCGAGCTGCAGGCGGTTGTCTTTCACCTGGGCCGGTTGAGCGTTCACGATAAAATATTTTCCGCAGTCGTTGATTGACACGTAGGTGTAGCCACAGACTTCGAGAGCAGCTTTGATATCGATTAAATTCATGATCCGGATTGCCTCCGGCTGGAAAATTTGCGGTTCTTTGGCGTGATCCTGGGCGTGCCGGTCGGTGCCTGGTAACTTTCGGTCGCGATAGGATCGTCGGGTTTTTCAACGGGAACTTCGCAGCTGTTGATTCGTTTCAAATAACTTTCGTCCAGATCCTGCTGCTTGAGTTCGGTCGCGGTCAGCTCCATAAGCAGCCGGCCTTGCATTTCTCGAATGACCATCCGGCTGGCGATTGATAACAGGCTGCGCGGAATTTTCGTGGTGTCCTGATCCAGGGTGTTCGTTTCACATCCGGATATTTCCGCACGGATCCGGGCGATGATCGTAGCGATGATGTCCGTAGAAGGATCGGGTTGACCTCTCCCCAGGGCAGCACTGCGCAACGCACTCACCAGGGCACCGGCCTTGGCGTTGTTCAGATCGTTGATCGTTATGGTTGTCCAGGACATGGTTTACAATCGGCACCAGGCCCGCGCCGGCGTTATAGGACGCCGACACGGACCGGGCCTTTTTTTGAAGTTATGGAGATACGCCGACGATGAACTCCGCCTTGGCTCCTGTATTAGTCCCAGCTCCGGTGACCGCCGTTACATCGCCAGGGAAGGCAACGATGTTGGTCGGAATGACCGATCCCGCTCCGCCTGTACCGACGACGGTAAACGAGTTGGTTACACCGACGGTCGATACCCGCTTTACCGTGGCGGTGAAGTCTGCCGGTAACACGCCGGCAAAACTGACACGCTGCATTGATTCAACCGAATACGCCCGGTTGTTCGTGACACTCAACGCTCCGAGCGTAGTCGTGCCACTGATGCGGGACGGGACTTGCGCATTGACCACGACGGCCACGGCGCTAATCGCGGCGAGCGCGATACCGATTTTTAATTTCTGAAATAATTTCATTTTTAATGATTCCTTATGTGATGGATGAAGTTCCAAGGATTGGAAAACCGGCACACGCCGGCTTCCAATCCCTGGATGGTGATTAGCTGGCGCGGAGGTCGATACGTTTTCCGCTCAAGGAGGCCGTCAACTGGACATCACGGCTCCAGCGAACACGATGAACGTCCGAGGTCGAACCTTCTTCGCGATAGGTTTCCACCTTGGTGACACCGCCACGGCGGCCGGTGAAGTTCTTGAACCACGATGCGTCATATTCGTTCGGGTTGTCTTCCGCGAAGAATACGTACATCGACGATCCGGTGATGTTGGCCCTGGTTGCCGAGCCTCCGGGTTTGGATCCGACAGAGGACAGAAGTCCCGCACGGATTTTCATCGCCGGATTGATGGTCATCTGGGCGATGTGGTCGAGGGTGACCGTGTTGACATCCGCACCTGGACGACGTGCCAACACCTTCGGGTGATTGCACAGAATCGTCAGCAGCGGAAGACCGACAACGGACCTGGTCGGGAATTGCCCGATATCGGTCGCAATGGTCTCGATGACAGCGTTGATTTCCGCGATCGGATCAACGTTCGGATCACGCCATTTCCCCAACTCCGCAACGGCCGTGGTGGCTGCGCGAACCCTGCCTAGCACGTCATATTCATGCGAGCCAGCGCAGTTTGAGAGCAATGTCTTGATCTTGTTTTGCGCTAAACGGCTCTGGGCGTCACCCTCATCGCCGGCGGCATCGAGTTCGTCGTCGTCGACCGTTACTTCCAAGCCCTGGGGCTTGCAGTTGTAAAACGGATCGTCGCTTTCGAATTCAATACGGTTGAATTTTCCACCGGTTGCGCGAGCCGTGTTGTAAATACGGAACGCCTGGGCGGAATCATACCGCTTGAACTGGCCAACCGTGGAAACGACTTCCACGATGGGGCACATAAAATTCGCGATGGAATTCACGAACATTTGTGCGAGACCGACGGCATAATTGGTCAGCGTCGGATTATTGCTTGCTTGTCTGCGAGATGAAGGCATGTGATGAACCTTTCTTTATTTCTTGGTGATGGTTTACGACAAGACCAGGGGAAGCATGAGGATCGCGAGCACGCGCTCGTTTTCCGCGCCTGATTCAATGAACCGGCAAACACGCACGCGTGCGCCGGTACCCGGATCGTCGATCACGCGCTCGCCATCGCTGGCCAGCACGCCAAAGCCGAATGCGGTGTTAGCCGCGCCGAGTTTGACCGGCACTACGCCGGGCGTTGCGCCGCACATGGCGACGCTGTCATTTCCAGTGGTGTCGTCCCCGTCCACGATCGGACCGACGGGAAGATCAGTTGCGGCGGTGCAGAGCGCTGCGCTTCCAGAGCTGTTCTTGACGAAGCAGCCTTTCTTTTCGCTGTGATCTGCCGTCGGAGGCATCGGTATGATGCCGTTTTCGAATACATTTTTAACTGTCATGGTTTTCTCCTGGGCGATTGCCCATTATTTTTTTTCCGCTGGGGTTTCCAATTCGACACCGGCTTGCGCCCATGCGATATCCCAGTTATCGAGTTTGTCGCGATTCATGATCGACCGCGCCAGGGCCAGACGTTTGTCGGCGTACTGCTGCTGCTTATCGGCATCGGCGGTATCCTTGATGTCCGGGTGCTTCGCTTTATCGCGATTCAGCGCGAGGATTTTGCCGGCTTCACTGGCACTGCCGCGAGGTTTCAAGCTCTTCAGCAGTTTCAACGTTCCGGCGCGGTTTTGAAGAAGCGATGACCTGAGCGCTTCCTGGTCTTCGACATCAGCGCCATAGGCGGCGACATCGGAATCAACCAAGTCGGTCTCCAGCTGCTTCGTGCGGTTCTTCAGCTCCGACATTTCGGTCTTTGCTGACTCGTCTGCCTTTTTCCGGTCGGCGATCGCGGCGTCGATTTGCGCATCCGTCGCGTTCTCCGGCTGGCCAAGCAGACTCAACAGGACTTTCTTGTAGTCCATAGTCGTATCTCCTGATTCTCCCGTTTTGGCGGGATGGTTACTCTCGACCGCTGCCGGTACACCCGACTGAGCGCGGTTGAAGAATGAAAGTGGTATCGGCTTGAGCCGTTTGTTGTTCGGGTCATTGGTGAGCGCCACCCGGTCCACGCGGAGAGGTCTTACCCGGCGGTTGCCGAGGAATTGCACATCTTCTGGACCATGCGTTCCGGACAAAAACCGGAAACGTTTACCGAGAATGGCCGACTTGCCGACATCACTCGGATCGATCTCGACCCAGATCTCGTCGCCCCGGCGTTCCATGTTGTGGATCCAGCCGCCGGCTTCGGAGGATTTCTCGGAATCAGCGGAAAAATGATCGTAATCCAGCAGCAGGCCGGGAAACGAATCGCCCGCTGCCGCCTTCTCCTGGGCAAATCGGTTCAAGAGCGAAGTCAGCGACAGCTCATCATAGACCTGGATGAGTTCGAGAGATTGACCGTCGGCGGTTTCCACCGTCACCGGCGTCTCACCGATGGAGGTCAAATGGCCCCATACGGTTTTTCCGAGTTCGTCGGCGCGATTGAGGATGGGTTTCAGTAAAATCATGTTGGAATTCCCTCTGCAACAGGTCTGCAATCTTGAGATGTCGAGCTGCGACCGGCGTCTGGGCGTTCCGTGCCGTCAGCGGCGTATAGCCCGTTTAAATGCGTCACGACCGCCTCCAGTTCGTCAGCGTCCTTGGTGGCCTGGCCGGCTCGGGATTTCTCGAACGCTTTTTCCAGCGCCGAGGAACCCATGCGACTGTAGGAGGCGGCGGCATCCCGACGAAACTTGATGCTCGTCGTTAATTCGCGGATCGCCAATATGACGCCATGAGGGGTCATTACCAGGTGTACCCCTTTTGTTTCATGATCCGGTGCTCTTCCGCTTCGCCTAGGGTGTCACCCAGGACAACGTGCGCCATCTCGTGTTCCATCTGGAACGCCGTGGCCTTCCCGGTCTTGGGATCGGTGTACAGCTCGATGAAGTTCCGGTAGGTCTTACCGCCGAGTCCGCCCTTCAACCAGTACCCGCCGTTGCGGGAGTGGAACTTGTCCCCAGGATAAAAGTTCACATGGATCGTCGCGCCGCGATATTCCCGGCCCAGGCGCTGCTCGGCCCGGTGCAGGGCGGCAATCAACTCCGGAACGGAATGATCGGCCTTGATGATCTGGCCTTTGTTCGACCTGGACGACGAACAGCCGATGCCCACCACGAACGCCAGCACGACGGCGATCGCACAGAGCAGGAACAAGAGACTGAAGATAGACCGCCTCATTCCCACACCCCGTCGCCCTTAATCACGTTCGTGCGCCGGTCGCCTTTGTTGGTGACCAGGACAAACCACAACTCCGCGCCGACGGGCGGCTTGCGACCGCTCAAATAGCCATTGCGGATATTGGTAAATGTCCGGTCCTTTGTATCCGGACGTTTCCAATCAAAGTGACCGCCAACTAGACCGTCACCATCGCGCCAGTAGATGTAAACGCGGCCATCGATGTTGTCGCCGGCTGGACTGTCATTATTCGGCCATGCTTGCGTCTCGTACTCCATCGTGATGCCGTTGAATGCAACGATCACACTGGTGAGCACATCCGTAATCTTCGCCTTGGCCGGGTCCACATTCTTGTGCGGCCCCAGTAGCGTTGCACCGGCGATGCTGATGGCGTCGAGATCAGCATTCGGATCAGGCTCGACCGGCGCGGGATCCACTGGTTTAACCGGCGGTACCGTATTCGTTACCACGACCGGCGGATCGACAGGATCAATCGGATCAATCGTCACCGGCACGGTCTGGGTCACGACGACGCGGTTGACCACATCGACGATTTTCCCCTGCTGCACCAGTCGCGTGTTGTTGTCAGATACGCGCATCGCCCGGATGTCATCGCTGTCCGCGATCGTAATCTGCACGCCGATTCGGCGGTCCTTGTTCGCAATATCCGCGAACGCCTTCGCCGTACCGTCTGCTCCCTGCAGCGCGGCACCGTAGGAAATGAGATCAGTGATACTCGCGAGATTGAGTGAAGCGTCATTGCCGGCCGACAGCGAAGACTTCGGCTGCATCGATTCAAAATTGTAATCAATATGCAGCGCCTTGCCCTTCGGCAAATTCGCCGCCAGCTCCGCCGTGTCGATGTCCTTCATCGGCGGCTCCATGATTCGCACCAGGCCAAATCCGCCGGCGCAACCGGACAACAATGCAGCGGACAAAATCATTCCAATAAAAACACCAGCTTTTTTCATGGCACCAATTCCTCCCGTTTTTTTCTTCATTATTTTTCGTGAAATAATCGCGACCGAAACTTCCCACACGCACAGCGACCAGAACAACCAGTGCTGCCACGGCTCACCGTCACGCCACAATGCAACGAGCAGCCCGCCCATGAAGAGGTGCGCCATGTCCTTGTAAACATCGGCTCCAGTCGGTTTCTTCGGCGAAATAAACAAACGTCCAATCGCCAGCATCACTCCAAATAAAATTGCGTATTCCATAAATCTTCCCTTCGTTTCCTTCTGTTCAACCTCTTGCACAATCCAGGCACCGCAATGCATGCATCTGCGCGGCCTGCGCCAAACCGTGATCAAATCGCAGCGTGCTTTTTTCGGTGTTCACCGGCGGACGGATCACGACGACTTTTCTTCCGATCTCATCGCTGACCTCATCCAGTACACGGTTGACCTGGCCTTCCATCAGCTCATGGATGGAATAAAAAAGATTGGTGATGATGCCGTTCTGGAATTTGTATTCGACCGGCTGGGTCGCGATGCAGATGATCACGCGATCGAACTCCCGCCAGTTTTTCGGCAGCGGAACATTCGCCTTGGTTCCGCCGTCGCTGTAAAACAATCCGCTCGTCAGCTGCACCGGCGGGAACACACCGCGAATCGAACTGGAGGCGCGGACGCAATGCCACAAGCAATCGCCCGGTTCCGATGAATACACCTTGCCGTTTCCACTCTGCACCATGTACGCCTTGAACACGGCGGGCAGATCGGAAACTTTGCCAGGCATTTCCCGTTCGATGATCGCGCGGATTTTATCGCCGCGCATGAAGTGATTGAGCCAGCGATGCCGTGTGCGCCACATCGTGAGCGGATCCCGCACGTCGCGGTCGGACAACGCGAGAATGGTGTTCGCCGCCGACAGCCCATCAAAGTTCTTCGCCAGCCACAACGCACCGGCGATCGCGCCGGCACTCGTGCCGTGAACTTCATCGGCTTTGATATCCCGCAGGAAAAACGCGCGGAGTATTCCCGCGTAAATTGAAAGCCCAGGCATTCCGCCACCGCTCATGACCACGAGTGTTTTCATTTCGTCTCGGTGGCTCCTTTCTCAATGCCCAGGGCCAGCGCCGCGCTTTGAATTTCATTCATCACGCGTGACGCCGCCGTATTGTCGAGCGTCTCGTCAGCCAGGGCGGGAAATTCGTTCTTCTGAAATTCAACGAGCCGGTCGCGGAATTCTTCATCCGACATATTTTCCGCATCGTTAATCAATTTGATCAACGCCTCGGCTATCGGCTGCAGATCCTCACTGACGGCCTCGGCCAGTGCCATCCGCGCCGTGGCCATGAACACACCCATGTCGTCGGTGTTCGCCGTTTGCTTGGTTGGTTTCGCGCGGTTCAGCAGCGGACCGGTCGCCGGTACCGCCGACGGCAACGGCTCTTCAGTGAGGTTGTAGCCGGTCTCCTCGCTCAATTCCTCGACGGTCATTTTGTAACCGGCTTGGCGCAGCGCGGCGGCGTTCTTGATCGTCTCCGACACATCCGGTTTTTCGGTGGCCGCGATTTCAAAATAGACCAGCATCGGTTTCCCTGGGAAACGCAGGGCGAGAGAGCGGCGGTCGAGTTGGCCCTGAAATGCCTGGCTGATTTTCTTCGCGCGGCTCCGGGCGATAACTTCAAACGTTTCCTGGTGCGCGGATCCCGCCAGCGTGCCGGATCCCGAAGCAGTCAGCATCGTGAGCATGCCGCCGGTACCGGCCAGCACCAGTTTCTCGCTGAGATATTTCAAACGGGATTCAAAGGGCGACATTCCGCGAACCGAGTCCGGGTATTTCACATCGGAGCCGTGGGGCAACGATCCGCCGGCACCCTCGGCGAGATCAGCGGCCGCTCTCTGATATTCCTCTTCTTTTTCTTCCGGAACATTCGGCGGCATGATGATAATCGGCGATGAGATTCCGTAGATTTCAATAAAGGCATCCCAGTCCTTGTCTGAAAGCTCGTTGCGGATTCGTTTGAGCAGCGCCAGGCGGTTGATCGACCTGTTCACCTGCATCAACACCACAGAATTCAAATCGATTTTGTTTTCCGCCGGCAACGATGTCGCCGTAATTTCCCGCGCTTCCGGATTCCAGAACCAGTCGCCGCCCCATCCATTGCGGACCAGGTTCCAGTTATCCACGATCTCCAGCCGGTCGGGTTCCAGGATATTAAATTCCTTCTGCCTCTGCGGCTGCACCATCGAAAATCCGCGAAACGCGCTCAGCTCCATGTGTTCAATCGCATCGGTCAGATTATCGATCCGGTCATAGTACGATCGCAGAAAATCCGCCTGTTCACTCGCGAGCTTTTCATCCTTCGGTGGATTTCCGTCGCCATCGGTCACGGTCTTGATGGACCAGTCGAGTTCGCAAATCTTCGATGTGCGGCGTTCGATGATCGCGAACAAATCGTAATCGCTCGACTCGATACCCATCAGCGGTGCGCCGTAGGTCCACTGCAATTCCGTCCATGCGCCGGTCAATGCCTGTTCCAGCATCGACACCGCACGAGAAACCGTGAGGCCGCGCAGCGGGTTATAGTAATTGCGCCAGGCATTGAGACCGGCTACCTGGTCCTGCACGCTGATCGTGCGCGGACCCGCGCGGTTGTGAAGCGCCGGCTTGCGGCCGCGCGGCTGGCGATTGGTCATGGTGCGCGGTTGCTTTCTCATGCTCCCACCATTTCCCGATCACGCCGCGCCCGGATGATGCGCGACATCTTCGTATTCGTGGCCGCCACGATCCGCCCCATCCGCGAGGATGTCTTTGATGCCCGCTTGCACAGTGCCGCCGCCCAGAACCGGTCGCTGTGGCCGTTTTTGCCGCGATCGGCGGAAAAGCGAATGTTGCCGGAAGATGTGGTTTCTTTTTTGATCGCGCGGAAATCGGAGCGGATAAAATCGCTCTTCGGTATTCTGATCGTGCGATCTTCAAACGAGGCGCGAAGCGGATACGCCATTTCCTCTTTGATCTCGCCGGTGAAATTGACCGATTCGATTTTATACTCGCCGAAACGCAGCGTCGCACGTTCCGCGAACTGCCGTCCGATACCGGTCTGGTCGATGCAGCAGCGGCGCACGTTCGGCATGGCCAGCATTGGATACAGCGTTGCTTCCTGTTCGCTGAACGGCGTGTTCTTCAACTCAACCACGGCTCGGGTGAATAACGTGCCGCCGAAAAGTTCCGCGACCCAGATCACGGTCAAGTCGTGCTGCCGTCCGATATCGACGCCGATGTAAACCGGGCCGACACAATCATCGATCGCTTTTTTCCAGTTTTCCTCGTAGGCATATTCGCACGACGCAATCAGGTCGTAGGTCATGAACGCGCTGGCGTCATCCGACGGCACGCACATATATTCCTGCATGAACGATTCTTCGTCCGGAGCGCCCGCGCGGATGAAGTTGAAGTACGCCGCTTCATCCATGTTCTGCCTGGCATCATCCTTCGGCAGCTTGCTCTGAAGTTTGTAGAGAAATCCCTGGTCCAGTGCGTCCTGCAGCGTGACGCGGTGCTTGGAAAATCCCTTCGGATTATTCTTGTGATCGATCTCCTGGATCAGTTCGTTGAAATAATTGTGGCTGCCGCGATGCGTCGAGAAAATCGACAGCGTGCCGCCCCAGGTGATGCCCGGATACGCAATCGCGTACAGCTTGCGCGGATCTGGATGTAGCGCAAACTCGTCGAGCACGCGGTCCCCGCGTTTGCCCGCCTGCGCATCCGGGTTAGAAGACATCGAATGAATGCGCAGCCGATTCGCAAGAGCCAGAACATAGGCGTTGTGGCCTTTTTCATCGATCACCTGCTCGCCGAGGTCTTGAGCGCCGATCTGCAGAATGGCTGCAAAGTTTTTGCAGTCCTCCAGGAACAGCCTGGCTTGAATGTCATCACGCGAACTGATCCACGCGTCGAGTCTGGCTTCGACCATGCTCTTGCGCCGCACCAGTCCGTAGCCCTCCGACCAGGTCCAGCCGATCTGCCGCGATTTCTCGCCGATCTTAAGTCGGGCCGGATCCAATACCCACCGCGCCTGGTATGGGAGCAGCACCGGTTCTTTTCCGTCCGACCTTGCAGCCGGGAAGACCTTGCACAAACCGGAAAAATCATCCGGCACATATTTGGGGCGTTGATACGTCATAACATCGCCGCCGCGTCTTCGATGATCTTCAGGGTTTCCGGAGTGATGCCGCCCTTGCTCTTCACGCCTTCGAGCGCGGCCTTGGCGGCGGCGTTCTTTTCCTCGTATTCACGAACACGCTGCTGAAGTTTCCCGCTTTCTATTTCGAGCTGCGCGTCGCGTTGACGCAGTTGCCGGAGGGCAATAAATAATTTTGGGTTGTCGGTCTTGAGCGACCGGGCCTCATAAATCGCCTGGCCCGCCCTGGAGACCTGATCATCGGAAAGGTTGAGGTCCGGCAGGGCTTTGAGCATGCCCTTCACGTCGTCGGTGAAATTGGCGACACTCGCCATTTCCTCTTTCATCATCCTCCAGCTCAAAAAGTCAGACACCATCGAGATCGAAACCTTTTCCTCAAAATTGGAGTAAATCCATGAAGCGGCCTCGGCGAGCGAATGCTCCGCGCAATACTCGGCGATGCGCCTCTGCGCGTCTTCAGGCAGCGTCTTGAGAACGGAATCTGACCGGGGCTTGCGCATCAGCCGTTTTTCCTCTGGATCCGGCCGGCGTCGGTGATCCACCATTTTTTGCGGCCGTAGGTATCAACTTCGGATTTCGCCCAGCCCTGGTCTTTCGCGAACGCGAGCGCATCGCGAATGACTTGATCATCGCGCCGCTCGCCCAGGAGCATGTTCACGTGCCCGATCACGGTTGTTTCCGGTACCATGTAGCCGCGAGAGTTCTCCAGGACTTCGAGACAGGTGTTAATTAAAAATGGGTCAGACATTGGATTTCATCCTTTTCGTTAATCGGCCTTCAATCCGGCCAACGGCACCAATGAGGGTTTCGTAATTTTTCTGGACGGCCTGATCGCGCTGCAGCATTTCCGTGCGCATGAGGGAAATATCGCCGCCCAGCTCGTCCTTCACGCTCTCGACCTTTGAACTCATTCCCTTGAACCGGTCATTGAGGTCCGTTTTGAATTCGACGCGAAGTTTTTCAACCGCGCCTTTTTTCTCGAATGATTCTTCGAGGGACGGCGTGCGTTTGGGAAATGCGTAGCGGACGGCACCGATCAGTAAAATCAGCAGGACCAGATTCACGAGCCACTTCTGGTCGGGTATTGGCGGCATCGCCTGGGCCAAAAAAAAGGGAGGCGGCGACTGGAAGGATAAACCAGCCGCCGCCTCGGAGTTGATCGCGTCTGCCGCGCGACCAGATACACATGATACTGTCAGCCAGAAAACGAATGCGAATAGTATCGGAGGCCGGGGGACCGAAATACCATGAGGAACGCTTTTCGCAGTTGGCAGTGACAGATGCATAATGCAGTCACGTTATGCCTCACCTGCGCCCGGACGTTAATTATTGCATTAGCTGTATTAGCTGTGTGAAGGGAAAATGATCGGTCCGTGAAACAGACACAAAAAAAGCCACCGAACACGGTGGCAGAAATCAGAGCGACGTGAGAAGTACGAAACAAAAACGCCGCTGTCAACAGCGGCGTTCAGAACTTCGCGTCCTTCTGTTCAAGCTCTTACTTTCTTCCCCGCTGCCATCTTCCGCTCCAGCTCCGCGCGGCGCTGCGGCGTCATCGGCTGCCGTTCCTCCGGCTGGCCCGGAACATTTTTGAATTCGTAATTACAAAACCGGCACACCTTCGCCTCCGGCTTCACCAGCTCCGCGCACTTCGGACATTTCTTCATGTCGCCGGAATCAGCCAGCGCGTCTTCATCGCGCTTGACGACCAGGGCAATGATCGACGCGATTAGCGGTGACAGTAAAAATCCCAGGCAAAAATACATCACGGCAGAATGACCACGATTTTTCGCAATCAACGCCGGCACGAAACACAACACCAACCATGTGACGATGTAACCGATCATGAGTTTAGCCTCCTAGTCTTTTGATAATAATATCGAACTTGTCTTCCAGATTTTTGAAACGCGCCTTCAATTCCTCCATATCGGAATCGTAAGCCCGCCGCGATTCTTTAATTTTCCAATCATTGGATTTCTTATCGGTCGGATGTTCCAATGGTTGGACACGATCTGGTGATTGGATTCCTGCTTCACGCTCGGCGGCTTCCAATTTCATTTCTGATTTTACGGTGATTGGATTCTTGCCCGTTTTCATCAAGTACAGCATTCGCCTGGAGATTCCTATTTCTGCGGAAAGCTCCTCATCAGTCCAGCTCTTCGCGATTTTTAACCGCTCAAGCCGCCGTGTGAAATTTTGTGAAATATCCACTTGCGTTATGTGTAATGGCGTGTAATCCTGTGAACATGATGCCGCAACATAAGAAAAAACACACGCCTAAAAAGAAGATCATCAAATACCCAGGAATCTGCAAAGCGGCCAAAGCGCTCGGTGTTACCCGAATTCACCTATACCGGGTCTTGGAGGGCGAGCGCCGCAGTCCACGAATCGAACGCTATTTCGCGAGTAGATAACCATGCCGCTCACCGAACAAATTGATTTGCCCGGAATGCCGCCGCCGGTCGTGGTGGAAAAACCCGACGCGGAACCGAAGCTTCCTATGGAATACGACCATCAGGCAATCCTGCGCAAGGTGACCTGTCGCATTGATGAAGCAGCCGCTGTTTTGTCCTGCTCCAATGTTCGCATCTATGAATTTATCGAATCCGGCTCGCTTGTCGGAGTGAGCAAAGCCGTCCACCTATCTGCCGCTGAACGCGATCACCAGACCGTTTTGGTGGAATCGATTAGAGAACATATCAAAAAAAGGAGAACAGACCGTGAGTGTAATAATCAATAAATCTGTGGTGAGCGATGTCATCGCGAACTGCGTCGTCGGCCAGACGGTGCTCAGGCAAATGCGATTGCGTCTAAACGACGCCCTCGAAAAACTGCGCGGTGAAATCTACTTCGGCGTGGACCGGACGACGCCCGAGGGAAAATTGCTGGTCGCCTATTACGACCAACTGCAGGAACTCACGGCCGCCCTAAGCCGCCTGCCCAAATTGAACAACGAACAGCTTCTGGATGCCCTCCATAAAGCGAATTCCATTGATCCGGACAAAATCGACTACTCGCCCGGAAAAATCATCGTCGGCTCCACCGAAGCGTTGCTGGGAGTACCTTCATGACCAGCAAGGTTACCGCAGTCGCGAAACAGTCCAAATTACCCACAGTGGGTATTTTGGATATGTATGCCAAACAAGTGAATGAAGATTATACCTCGTTCCAGAAATTAGATGGCCAGGCTACGTGGTTGGCCATTCGCATTGGTGCCGGAATGATCATGGGAAAAGAGGCGCTGCCGCACGGCTCATTCGGAAAGTGGGCGGAGAAAAACTTTCCGCAGATACCGCAATCGACCTATCAACGATTCATGGGCCTCGCCGAAGCGTTCCGCAAACACGGTGAACTCGGATACGAGCCGATCAAGCTGCTCTCGGAGACCACGAATCCGGACAAGCCATCGAAACAGGCCAAGCAGTACGTCGATCTCGCCCTGGACTTCATCGGCGAGAAAAGCCTGACCGACCTCTACATCGAGCACGGCATCATCAAGCGTGAAGTGAAGGCACGCGGCGGCGATCGCGGCAACACGCACAAGAAACGGACGCCGGAAGAACAGGCCGCGTATAACACCGAACTCGCCAAGCGCATGTCCTACGACTCCGCCCAGGCATTCGATGACCTCTGCGGCCAGGGCATGATCAAGTTCCTGCCTGATGAAACCGTCATCGCCGTCCACCAGTCCGTGTCCAACGCCTACCACGCATTTTCCACCGAGCTTAAAAATCGGCGGTTAGGGAAAGGGAAGTGATGAATATTCAAGTTATGACACATGAAGATGAGATGTTCTATTTCATACCCACCATAGCCATCGGGTTTGAGAACGGGAAATTTAACGCCATCGCAATCATGTGGATCTGTTACGGAGTCGCCTTCGTTTTCGGAGATGAGGCTTAAACCCATGACCCAACACCTTCCAGCCGTCGCCCACGTCAACGATTTTACATCGATCCCGACGAAGGTTCGTCAGGAAGTGCATGCACTGGAAATCCTGTTCAACAATGCCATGCAGTCTAAATCAGCGCGTAAGGTATTGGCGGAAGCAGCGACGCAATTCCGTCGTGGTTGGTCGCGGCAGGCGCTGGAACGGAAATATTATGCCTGGAAAAAATCAGGCTGTTCATGGACGGCGCTGATCGACCGCGCGAAGGTGAAACCGAAACCCATCGCAGTGCAAGGCTACATCACCGAAGATAAAACGACGCTCTCGAATGCGTTCCTCAATCACTACCGTCAGCTTTGCCTGGACAACCAGCGCAACGACAGCGCCGCGTTTCAGAAATTGTGTCTGACCTGGCGATCGGGCGAGGAAATTCCCGGCTACGGTACCTGGCGGCAATGGTGGATGAGCGAGAATGGCGGCACCGTGCCGGCGATCTGCCCCGGACTTCCGCGCGGATGGAGCCGGCGCAACCTCTCACGCTTCGCGCCGCCCCAGGTGGAAAAGGTCGCCGCCCGCATCGGCCACAGCGCCGCCCGGTCCCTGGCCCCGCTCGTGTTTACAACGCGGGTAAAACTCGATGTCGGCCAGTTCTACATGTTCGACGATTTGTGGCACGATCTGAAAGTCAACTTCGTCGGCGTGAACACCCGCGCAATGCGGCCGCTCGAACTCGCGTGCCTGGATGTTTTCAGCGGAAGTAAAATCGCCTACGGCCTCAAACCCGTCATCGAGGATCTCGCCGCCGATAAATTAAAAATGCTCACCGGCCTGGAAATGCGTTTTCTCGTCGCGCATGTACTGATCAACATCGGCTTCCACAAAGATGGCTGCTATATGATCGTGGAACACGGTACTGCCGCCATTCCCGAATGGCTGGAGAAACTTCTCTTTGATATTTCCGGTGGCCGAATCCGTGTGCAGCGATCAGGTATAGACAATGCAGCCGCCTTTGCCGGTGCGTACTGCGGCCGATCAAAAGGAAATTTCCGGCTCAAGGCCGCGCTCGAATCGCATCACAATTTACCTCACGCATACCTGGCCGATCTCGAAGGCCAGACCGGACCCCAGGAGCGGTTCGGCCCCGAAGAACTTCACGGAAGGCAGCGGCATAATGACGCTCTTCTGCAAGTGATGGCGGCATTACCGCCCGAGCGGGCGGCGCTGATCCGCCTCCCGCTCATTCATTTTCCACAGTTCGCGCAGGTCTATGGCGAGATGCATGACATCATCGAATGCCGCGACTGGCACAACCTCGAAGGCTTCGAGGAAGCCGGCCTGGTCAAGCTCATGCTGGAGATCGACAAGTCGATGCCGCCGCTGCAGGCCGATAAACTCACTCACTTGCCCGCCGACAAACGCGCGGCCCTCGAAGCGGCCGCCCGGCCGTATTACCGCAAGATGTCCCCGCGTGAAGTGGTTCGCAGTCGTTCCGCATCACTGGAAAAGGTGCCGGCGTCCGCCGCCGCGCTGATCCTGCCGGAAAAGGTGATCGAGCGTTCAGTAGGCGGCGATGGCATCTTTGAATTTGACGATCGCTCGCTCGGCCTCGGCACACATCGTTATCTCGCCGTCGTGCAAACACCGGAAGGATTCACCCGCCGCCTACGCGACAAGGAAACCTACGGAACGCTGATCAATCCGTTTGACTCATCGGCCATGATCGTCCTGGACGCCGCCGGATCCGTGCTCGGCACCTGCCCGCGCTGGGAGAAGATCGACCGCGCCGATCACGAGGCCATGACCAGGCAAATGGGCAAGGCCACCAAGGAACTCAACGAGCGCATCGCCCCGCTCGCTGCACAAGGCCGCAAAATCATAAAGCGCCTGGCCGACACCAAACACAATCTCGCCGTGGTTAATAACGAACCCATCACCGCCGAAGAACACGAACGCGCCGCCGCGATGAAAGAGTTTGTTCCCGCCGATCTCGTCGTCACATCCGGAGAAGATGAAGACCGCGAGGAATTTGGCCCCACATTTTCTGCTGAACGTCTGCTGTAACCAAAAAAAAGGAAGACCAATGACCGAAGATTCTGCCAACTCAACACCGGTACATTATTCCGGCGACAATATCCGCTCCTCCTGGGCGATATCCCTGGACGCGCTGCGAGCGAACATCATGCATTGCACACTGGAGCGGAAGGAGGCGATCATCAGCGCCTTCCTGTGGTGCATGGATAAAAAACATCCCGTTTCACGTCCTGACTTCTGCGAAGCCACTGGTATCAACGTAAGCACATTTTATAAAGTTCTGACGGCCAGGCACCGGCACCCGACCACGAACAAGCAGCTCGATATTCCGGAAGATATGGCCGATGCCTGCCGGCAATTCGTAATCGAACAGAAGAAATTGTACATCAGCGAAAAAGAGCTGTTCGTCAACACGCCGACCAATCGGAGAATATGGACCGGCTGCAACCTCGCCAGGGAAAGCCACACCATCGTATTTGTTTACAGCCGGTCCCACATCGGCAAGACCTGGTCGCTGGAAGAGTACACGGCAAAAAACAATCACGGATCCACCGTGTTCATTTCCGCCGAGGCGGCAAGCGGTCTTGGTGGCCTCGTTAAACTGCTTGCGTCAGCCCTGGGCATTTCACCGAAGCGGAATACCTACGCGCTGATCCGTGCGATTAAAAACGCGGTTCAACCGGACATGCTGATCATCGTGGACGAGCTGCACAAGCTGCTGCACACCTACCGTAAGCAGTCGTTCTTCGCTTGTATCGAGTTCCTTCGCGAAATTCACGACGAATGCAAATGCGGAATGGTGTTCAGCGGAACACAACTGCTGAGCGATGAAATTCAAAAAGGGAAGAAGAGCGAACTGGAACAGGTCTTCCGCCGTGGCGTCCACCGCATTGTCCTGGCACCGGCCCCGACCACGGACGATCTGAAAATGATCTTCGCCAAGATCGGTCTCGAATTTCCGAAACGGAATTTTGAAGTCGAAGTCCAGGGCGTCACGGAAAAACCCTACTTCATCCTGAAGCAGCTCGCCATCAATGACGGCCTCCTGGCCATAACCGAACGCCTCCGCTACGCCAAGAAACTGGCCGACCGCGACGGCGTACAAGTCACCTGGGAACACTTCGTCGACGTTCACCTGACCATCCTGAATAACGCGACCGAACCACAGGACGGATGGCAATGAAAGCAATCGTAAGCGGACACCTCTACGAGCTTGAGAACGGCACCCGGATCGAATTCGTTCACCGCACTTCGAGCGGGCACATGTGGACGGATAACACAACGACCACGGAAGAAATTCTTGAAGTGCTCGTTCACCGAATCGCCGCGCTCCAGTTCATGCATCCGTGCGAGGAAAACGTCAAAACCATCGCCCACCTGAAAATGGCCATGAAGCATCAGAAAGACCGCAAGCAGCGCCAGACGCCAGAGGAGATTCGGCCGTGAATAAGTTTTCATTCACCGTCACGGCAACGTGGAAAAATGGCCGGTATGTATTTAAGAAAAAGGCCTCCGGGACAATAAGTGAAAAACAAAAAATGGTCGGTGCCGTCGGTGCGCTGGCCGTGGTGCTTAAGGATTTGTTCTTTGACAAAGGATACATCTCCGCCGACTCGGTCACGGCTACCATCCGCCCTCTGAAATCGAAAATCGCAAATCCAAAATTCAAAATTCATAGGAGTCCGCATCATGAGTAAAAAACGCACGACTGCCGCCGCCAACCTCACCAAGACACAAATCGGTGATGCCGTGGAAAAATTCGCCCACGCCAAAGCTCGTCTCGACCACCTGACCGCAAAGATGAACAAAGAGTGCGACGCCATCCGTGATGGCTACCGGGAACAGCTCGAAGCTCATATTGCGACCATGCGTGAACAGGAAGCTGTCTGCGAGTCCTGGGCAAAGGCCAACCGCGACATAGAGTTTGGAAAGAAACAATCCATCGAATTCGTCCACGGTACCCTGGTATTTCGCCTGGGGAATATCCGCTTGAAATTACCAAGCTCTGTCACTGAGGCCGAAGCCATTGCCCATCTCCGTGAATACGAAGGTACGGAAAAATACATCCGCACACCCGCCCCCGAGCTGAACAAGGACGCCCTGATCGCCGATCGCCAGATCATTAACCGCGAATTGCTCCGCTTGTGCGGCATCACATTCCCGCAGACCGAAAGGTTCTACGTGGAACCCCGCCTGGATGATCCAGTGCCGGCGGGAGGATGAAATGAAAATTGAGGAATTCAACGCTTTAGCTCCCTGCGATCTGTTGGCTGGCATCTCTCTCGGCACCATTTCAATTCTAAAGAAAACGCCTGATCAGGACTTTTTGATTCTTCCGAATGGACCAGGTCCTGGAGCCGATGGGTTATGGCAGGCTGTTTTGATGGTATTCACCAAGCCAGTGCTCAGCACGCGTTACCTGTTTGAAACACCGGAAGATGCAACCACCGCAATGCGGAAGGTAATTGCCGCTGGTCGTGAGATTGATCTCCTCGGGAATAAGACGAGAAATAATCAGGAGGCAGTCAAGTGAGCATTAAACCGATCATCGAAAAGACGGAAAAAGGCGTCTGTTCGGCGGACACCACGGAGGAATACTACATCAAACGCGATGAGTTTATGCGATACATCGCCTTTGAGGTGAACCCGGCACGGCTGGCGGCTGGACTTTCGGAAATCCGCGAACACGAAGCGCGGGAGTGCTATCGCATCATAACGGACTTCCAACGCAAATGGAATGAGCCATCGTCGAACAACCAAGGTGAGCGCCATGCGTGAGTCATCGAACGAATGTGCGGCTCCTACGTTCCCGATCATGAGCCAGTACAATCACGCGAAACGGCGATACATCGACGGGCGTACAATCCCGTTGTCGTTGATCGCACCCCACGAACGGCAGGCGCTCCGCAACCACTGCGGCCAAAATCTCTCGGACTTGGCCAGGCGCGGCGGACTGTCGGTCGATGAAGCTGTGGCCGTGCTGGAAGACCGCGACTGGCACGAGATGGACCTTGATGCCGCAGTCGAACGACTAAAGCAACATGTGCGCCAGCATGAGGCGAAAAGGATTCTACGTTGCGGTGATGTATAATGAAAGAACTCCAAGATACCGATCCCATGCCCTGGGGAAAGTACGGTCCACCACCGAAAGGCTGCGGTGCCCGCATGGAGAATGTTCCGGCCAGTTACTTGTTCTGGCTGTGGTGCGATGAAGACGGCCCGATGCTCAAATTCAACAAACAGTGTCCGGTCGCCGACTACATTCGCCGAAACCTTAATGCACTTAAACAGGAGTATCCCGATGGCATCTGGTGAAAAATCGCAGCAAAATAATAATAGCCGTTGCCCCGCGTGCCTATGGCCCGGATCGACATTTCGTGTTGATGATTTGCATTACTGCTTAAATACTGTCTGTGAAATCGTAACATATCTACCTCGTTTGCCTGACACAAAACCTCCTCAACGCCCGGTGGTCGTTTGCTTGTGCGGGTCAACGCGATTTTGGCGCGAATTTCAAGCGGCATCACTTCGCGAAACAATGAACGGAAAAATTGTGTTATCGATTGGCGCGTCCACGGGCACGGATGATGAACACTTTGGGAATCTCCCGCCGGCTGAATATGCCGAAATAAAGAACAAACTCGACGAGCTACACAAAAGAAAAATCGACATTGCAGACGAGGTGCTAATCTTGAATGTCGGTGGCTACATCGGGGAAAGCACCGCCAGCGAATTTGTTTATGCCACCCGGATGAATAAAATCGTTCGTATATTGGAACCGGTAATTTTGCCTGAATGCGGGGAGCGCATAAACGCCATGATGAGGCTGGAGTACTAACCATGTTTACATCTGCACAACAAGGCCAATACCGTCCGCTCGTCTCCGCTGCATGGAAGGAACATTGCAGGGTGAGCGGAATGAGCGAGAATGCCGATGGCGCTTATGAAACCTGGTACCGCGACGCGCTGCGGGAATCCATCGGCGCGACCTCAACTCGTCACGCCAATCAAACGACGGATTTTGATCTCGCCATGCTGCATTTCGCGATCATCGCTGATAACACGTATTGGATTGAGCGGGCTCACGATGCGGCCGAGCGTCGGATGCGCTTCGTTATCAGCCAAAAAATGAAACACCTGGCCGAGCTGGAACATAAACTGGTTACCTGGGATTACATCGTCGGGATCCTCGACCAGATGCATTTGCCGACTCGAATGGAAGATTGCCCGGTGCAGCTGCTCGCTAAAGCCATGATGGCCTTGGATACCCACATCCGCCGGCTCGAAAAACGGTCACACCGGGCCACTGCATGAGCGACGAACTTCGACAGGATATTGAGCGCTATTTGCTCGGCGTCGGAACCTGGGTTCCGGCGGAAGTCCTGTGCGAGAAATTCGGCATCGACCAGCGCCGGCTACGTGGCATCAACGGCAGCCCTGGACTGGTCAGTGAATTTGCCATCTCAAACACCAATCTCGGCTACCGTCATATTGCCAGTGCTACCACATCAGAATGGCTTCACTTCAAACACGCCATGCGCCGGCACGGCATCAATGAACTCCGCCGCGTCGCTGACCTGGATAAGTCCAGGCACCAGGTAATCCGCCAGACCAGGGATTTCATCTGTGAAAAAGACACCGGACAGGGACTTCTGATTCCCGCTTGACTGTCCGCCGCTCAACACATAGTTTGAAAACCAAGAAAGAGACGTGGCCCTTAACAAGGCAACGTCTCTTTTTTATTGCCTGCGTCATGGTGATGCAGGCAGAGGGGGCCTTCACCCCCTCCGCCGCCAAGTACTACTAATACCTGGCACCGAGTTACCGGCTGCACCATGTTTGCCGGAGTATTTACAAGAGCGGAGGACGGATGAAAAGCCCCCTTAATTATTTTGGCGGAAAAAGTACACTTGCACCGAAAATAGTTGACCTGATTCCAGAGCACACATGCTACTGCGAACCCTTCAGCGGAGCCGCCTGGGTATTCTTCACAAAAGAGCCATCCAAGGTCGAAGTTTTGAACGATGCCGACGGCGACCTGATTAACTTCTGGCGCGTCGTTCAAAACCACCTCCAGCCGTTCCTGGACTACTATAAATTTGCCATCATCAGCCGGAAGATGTTCGAGATCGAAAAACTGAAAGATCCCAGGACATTAACCGACCTGCAGCGGGCCGCCCGGTACTACTATTTGCAAAAAAACACCTTCGCCGGAAAGACCAAGGGCCGGACCTTTTCAGCCGCACCGACAAAGCCATCCGGCCTCAATTTATCCATGATGGAAGAGCAGCTGCTGAACACCCATTGGAGGCTCCAAAGGGTGACCATAGAAAACCTGCACGCAGTCGACTGCATAACCCGCTACGATCGCCCTGAAACGTTCTTCTATATCGACCCTCCTTATTACTTCCACCAGGACTCCTACATTGTGAAATTCTCGACCGATGAATTCATCCGTATGCGTGACACGTTGAAGGGCATAAAAGGCCGGTTCATCCTGTCAATAAACGACAGCCCGGAGACCCGCGACCTGTTCGCCGACTTCAAGATCAGGACGGTTAATCTGCGCTACCGGTCCGGCAACGCCAGGAAGGCACCGGATCTGACCAGGCTGCGGTCCGAACTCCTTATTTCCAACGAGTAGGCAGTCACCATGCAGCGACATTGCACGACCGCTTCAGACATCCTGCCGCCGGCCATAGTTACCTCAAACCGATTGGCCAAATCGCCCACATTCGCCAGAAGTTACCTCAAACCGGCCGCCGCCCCGATATGTGCAGTATCCCTCGTGTTTTCGGGGTGTTTCGAGGTATTCCCCGTTATTTCGAGTTACCTCACACTGCCTGTCCAAGTTCAGAATCACTTTTTTTACAATGGCGGAGAGGGAGGGATTCGAACCCCCGGTACGCTTTTGACGTACACACACTTTCCAGGCGTGCTCGTTAGACCACTCCGACACCTCTCCGCAAACAACTCTTTTCAATTAACCACTCCCCCGTCCCGATCAGATCGGGACGAGGCCTCGCCCCGCAACGGGGCGGGGACACCTCTCCGCTGGAAATGCGAGGACGGGTAAGTTAGGGACTGGGGCTGTGCTTGGCAAGCTTGTTTGGTAGGGAACAGCGTCCCTGGCCGGGCAGGCCCGCTGGTCCGCGGGAGCAACCGTTAATCCCGCGGACGACCGGGACGGTCGTCCCTACCGGCCAATCTAAAATCGAAATTCCAAAATCAACCATTCTTTAAGATTTGCACCCGGAGAGATTCGAACTCCCAACACTCAGATTCGAAGTCTGATACTCTGTCCAATTGAGCTACGGGTGCGGCTGAAAAAGTCGTGTTATTTCTACTACTAAATACGCGAATTACACGAAAATAATGGGTTTAACTTCATCGCATTTTGAAATGATAGAAATAACCAACTTCATTTGATATTGTCCCTTCATGGATTTTCAACATCGGAAAGCAACATTGTCCATTCCAGATGGCCGGGACACGGCGGCAGCCTGGAAGCGGATCACCCACCTGGGAATCGGGGCGCATGCTGACGACCTTGAGTTCATGGCCTTGCACGGGATTCTCGCCTGTTACAACCGCGACGATAAATGGTTTGGCGGAGTCACGTGCACCGATGGCGCGGGAAGCGCCCGAAGCAACACCGTTTCAAACGAAGTCCTGATCGCGCGCCGTCATGCCGAACAGGAAGAGGCGGCGCGGATTGGCGAATACGGCGTCATGGCCCAGTTGGGATATTCCAGCGCCGAGGCGAAAGACGTCAACGACACACGTTTAACTGAAGACTTGATTCGTGTTTTCCGGCAGTGCCGTCCCCGCACAGTCTACACGCATAATCCGGCCGACAAACACGAAACGCATGTGGCGATTATGGCGAGGGTGATTCGCGCGATCCGAACGCTGCCGCTTGATCAACGACCCAAGCGCTTGCTGGGTTGCGAAGTGTGGCGGGATCTCGACTGGCTGGTTGATGAAGACAAAGTGGCGCTGGATGTTTCGGCCAATCCCGAACTGGCGGCGCGGCTGGCCGGCGTGTTCAAATCCCAGATCGATGGCGGCAAACGATACGACCTTGCCGTCCGCGGACGTGAACTGGCCAACGCCACATTTTTAAACAGCCACGAAACCGACCAGACTCGTGCCGTTTGGTTTGCCATGGACCTGACACCGCTGATCGTGCAAGACACCATAACAATCGCGCAACTGGTGAACGATCATCTGGATCGTTTCAAAAATGATGTCATGGAGAAGCTGCATCGATGGGAATAGTCGATCATAGCCGGCATAAAGCCGGCTCTACCAGTTGGAAAAGTAGAGCAGGGTTTATCCCGGCTACAAGAAAGCAAAAGCCGTCATGAATAAAGATTTAGTCGTCCTTGCGGCCGGCATGGGAAGCCGCTACGGCGGACTCAAACAGATTGATCCCGTGGGGCCGAACGGCGAGCTTGTGATTGATTATTCTGTGTTTGATGCAAAACGCGCCGGTTTCAACCGGGTAGTGTTTGTCATTCGCAAAGATATGCAGGATGCATTTCGCGACAGCATTGGCCGGGCCATGGAGGCGCGGCTGGACGTGGACTATGCCTTTCAATCGCTGGATGATCTTCCCCCGCCCCACACGCCCCCGGCCGGCCGGGAAAAACCGTGGGGAACTGGACACGCTGTATATGCCGCCCGAAATGCGGTGAAAAATCCGTTCGCGGTCATTAACGCCGATGATTTTTACGGGCAGAAGGCATTTGAATTGCTCGCAAAACATTTGACCAGGGGCGACGTGGACGTCGCCCCTCCGGTGTATGCCATGGTGGCATATCAGCTCAAGCAAACAGTTTCTGCACATGGAACGGTGTCGCGCGGATTGTGCCGGACCGATGCACAGAATTTTCTCGTCGATATTGAAGAGGTCACCGCGATTCAGAAAACCGAACACGGAATTGAATCCTCCGAAAGCGACGGGCGAAAAATTTCCCGCGATGGCCTCACGCCGGTGTCCATGAACTGCTGGGGTTTTTCATTGGATTTGTTTGGTGGCCTGGATGCCGGGTTTCGAAATTTTCTAGATAAGCGCGAACAGGAATTAAAGTCCGAGTTTTATCTTCCCGGCACCGTGAGCGACATGATTGCCGCCGGTCAGGTTCGGGTAAAAGTATTAACAACACCGGATGCCTGGTTTGGTGTGACGTATCGCGAGGACAAACCGTTTGTCATGGCGGGGATTCAGGCGCTGATTGATCGCGGCGTGTATCCGGCTTCGTTATGGTAGGGACGAATGTCCCCCTGGCCGGGCAGGCATTCGTCCGCGGCAGCAAACGTTTTTCTCGCGGACGACCGGGACGGTCGTCCCTACCAAAATACAAGCAGACCGATCACAACAGCTGTAAGAGCAGCCAACAACACACCACCGGCCGCGATATCCTTGGCCTGACCGATTAGTGGATGATGTTCACTGGTGATCGCATCGCCTAGAAATTCAATGGCCGAGTTCATGGCTTCCGCGGTCCAGACGAGGCCGATGGCCAGCACCAGCATCATCCACTCAACACGTGACACGTTGCACCACCAGCCTGCGGCGATGACCAGCGCGGATGCGGCCAGATGAAATCGGGCATGAGGTTGCGTTCGGATCAACGCGGCTACGCCGCGAAACGCATACATGAAAGCAGCTGCTCGTTTATGCATATCAGTAATCCACATTCCGCCGATGCGACTTTTTCTCGCCATGTTTTTTCTTGTCGTCGAGCATACGCGCTTTCTGGCGGCGGGAGCGGCGGCGTTTCTGGCGGCGGACTTTTTCCTGCTCCTGCTGTTTGGCGGATTGAATGCCTTTGATCTTTGATTCGACCCGGTCGCACAGCTCCCGGCGGGCGAAGAACCGGTTCATAGCCTGGGAGCGTTCGCGCTGGCACTTCACCTCGATACCGGTGGGTTTGTGCAACAGTTGGACGCAGGAACTTGTTTTATTGACCTTTTGGCCACCGCTGCCGGAACCACGGATAAAGGATTCGACGATGTCTTCCTCCCGAATGCCAAGCTGCTCCATACGAAGCACTAAAGCGCCGCTTTTTTCGTCACTGACAGGATAAATAGCCATAAAACGATCTACACAGGGCCTGGTGAACCAAAATTGAACGATTAGCCCGTTTCATTTGAATAATAAGTTAATTTTTTTGTTCTTGCTGGGTATACTGTATGATGCGATTATCCACGCATGGGGTGCTGTCTTAAAGGAAATATCGTAATGAAAAAATTTGCCGTCTTAATATCGGGGTTTTTGTTGGTCAGCAGCGCTCAAGCCGATTTGCTTGTTGGGTTTGATTTTAACGGTTACGCCGGCTCCGAACTGCAGGGAACATCTACCGTAACTTCTGTCGGCATTGATTCCCCTTCATTGATCTTGCGTGGTAGCGGAATTGCCGCTTCCGCCAATGGTGATCGATTCAATGCTAATGGGTGGGATGGCACAACTTCAGACAACAATGCACTCGCGGCTAATAATTATTTTGAGTGGACCGTGACCACGGCAGCTGGCTACAGCATGTCAGTCACTCAAATAGCCTTTCAGGTTCAGCGTTCAGGCACAGGCGCTTCCAACCTCGTTCTTCGTACCAGCGTAGACGGCTATGTAGCGAACCTGAACACGTTAAATAACTTTGTTAACGGTGGAACAACTACTACGTCCTCGTTTGACTCGAGTGGTATCAGTGCCCTTCAAAACGTGAGTGGATCGGTGACCTTCCGGGTTATTGCATGGCCGGGTGCAGCTGCCGGCACGTTGGGATTTGAAGGAGCGGGCAACGACATCCAAATTTTGGGTACGACCGTTCTGGTTCCCGAACCAGCCACGTTCCTGCTGATGGGAACAGGATTTATCACCTTACTGGCATCCAGACGAAAAATCAGGCTTCAAGCCTGAGGATGCCCTCAAAAACCCCGCGCATTTGCGGGGTTTTTTTATGCTATTGGGCATCAGATTTTTGCGTTGATTTCCCGTCCCTGCCCGTGTATCACATTCAACTCTTGCGATTCCCGGATGGTGGGTGTAGCTCAGTTGGTTAGAGCGCTAGGTTGTGGTCCTAGAAGTCGCGGGTTCGAATCCCGTCACTCACCCCATTCTGTATTTTTATCGCTGAGATGTTCTATCATGCCGATGATTCCTTGCGATTGCGCGGTTCGAACTCCTGATTTTGGATCATACACGATTCCGGTCGGAAATAAAGCTTGTTGGAACCTTTGGCGTTTTGTTCCGCTCAGGCTGTCCCAGATCTGGGCGGCGTTTGCCACCAGGCGCTCGGCGAATGCCAGGGCGGATTCGCATTCCATGTCATCGATATCCTGAGCGTGGATCTTTGTTCTGGCCTCGGAGATATCGAGGGCGAGGCTTGAATCTTTATCCTGGTAGATCGCGTCGGTGATAACCCCGGCGAGGAGCTTGTCGAGCAGTGCGGCCCGGGTGGCCTCCAGGTGTTTGAGATTCGTGGCGGCCAGCTGCTGCTCGAGCTGGGCGTTTCGTTTTCGCTCAGACCAAATCTTCATGACGTGATGCCGGATCAGTTTCATGCGGCCGCTGTTCACGCTGGTTTTTGTCGTGAGCAGTTCGCGGTATTGTTCATGCAGCGCTTCCGATCGCACTCGCACCGCCTTGCAGGCCGGGCAGTGGTAGTAGGAATATTTCTGGTTCCGGCCCTTCGAGGTCGAGGCGGTCAGCTTGGTTGTGCATTCGCTGCAGCGGATGAATCCGCGCAGCGGGAATTCTTCGCGGGTCCGTTCGTGAATCTTTTGCACCACGCCCCGGCCGGACATCATGAGCTGCACGCGGTCCCACAGATGCAACTCGACCAACGGTTGAAACTTCGCAGCGACTTCCCGGCCGTCGGTGAGTTTAGTTTTGATAATGCCGGCATAGATTTGATTACGCAGGGTTTCGTGAATGTCGCGGGGCGTCAGTATCCGGCCCTTCTGCGTTCTTAGGCCCATCGCTTTGGCCGCGGCCGTGATGGCGCTGATGCTGCAACCATCGGCCACCATCTGGAATACCTGGCGAACGTGAGCGGCCCTGGTTGGATCTTCAATCAGCACCGGGCGTTCAGCGTCATCGCGAATCCGGATGTATCCGATCGGCGCCATGTGGGTCCAGTAGCCGAGTGCAGCGAGATCCTTCATGCCCTGACGTGTTCGCTCGGCTCGGTAATCGTTATCGAGCTGATTGATCACGGCCGTGATCGCCCGCATCGCTTTGTTGTGCGGAGTTTCGTCGTTTGATTCGGTGCAGGATAATATCCGGATATCCCACTCGGAAAGCATCTGCTGATAAACTACGGCGTCATAGTTGCGCCGCGCGAAACGGTCCGTCTTCCAAACCAGAATGCCGCCAAGCTTTCCGCGATTGGTCCGGCAGTACCGGAGCATGGCTTGAAACTCCGCGCGGTCGGCCGTCTTCGCCGATTCACCGCGATCAGAGAAAACACGATCGACTTCATAACCGCAGCGGGCAGCGTACTCACGGCAAATGCGTTCTTGAAAATCGAGGGACGTTCCCTGGACCTGTTCCTCGGATGATACCCGCGTGTAGATTACAACCCTCATTGCGCCACCTCATTTTGACCACGTTGCTTGATCGGCTCGCCCAGAGCCAGATCACACACCATCGAGGCGAAGCTAGAGCATTCGGAATCGATCATCAAGACCTGTTCGTCCGACATGCCGATAGCCTCGTCCCCGAGGATAGCCCGGATCTCAGCAACGGTCAGATCCCGCGCCGGGGTGAGCTTGTTGGATGCGGGGCAGATCATGCACCATCCCTAAATATTCTGTTGGCCACATCGTGGAGCAGGCGACCAGGATTACCACCGTGACCGGAAAAGATGGCATCCTTGACCTCACACAGAGCCTGGCGGAATATAGTCTCGCCAACAGTGTTCAGTTTTTTCATAAAGCCCCGGACGCTTTTAGTATCGCGCTCCCCGCTGATGGTCTTGATAAGCTCGATCGGGTCAGTGCCAAAGAGATCCAGATCGCGGAGGACTTCAACAGAACACGGTTGAACCCGCCCCGGTCCACCTCCTGCCCCCCCTGTCGAAGTCGTTGTCGGTCTCGTAGGAGACGACTGTCGACTACGAGATATAAATATATCTCTAATTTCTACCTTCTTACTATGTGTTACGTCTCCGTCACGCGTAACGGGTCTCCGTGACGGGTGACGGGTGTCGCTTTCGCCCGTCGTGTCGGGGTCGAAGTCGTTGTCGCTAGTCGAAGGGGGGGCAGGAGGTGGACCGGGGAACGACGGTGAAACGCCAGGGAATTGCTCATCATCTCCAGGATCATTTTTATTTTTATCGCGGAAGCGCTGCTGCCGTGCAGCACCGGGGCTTTTTGGCCGGACCTGATCATACGCATATTTTGGCAACGTCACACGTCCCGCCTTCGAAATGTTAAGAAACTTTGCGTCTTTCAATTCATCTATGAGTTTTATGGCATCCCGGCGAGACCGCTTAAATTGCTTCATGATGAAATCTGTAAGCATGTCGCGGGACATCCGATCCACGCCAACGGCAATTGAACCGTTGTTGTTGGTCTTGGCGGCCATGTTCTCTAAAAGGTAATAGATCCCCATGGCCGCGTCGGAAAGTGACATAAAGCCAATGTCAGACAACCGATCACTATGGAACGTTACGTGATAGAAGAAATTTTTTACATCAACAGACACGCGATATACCTCGGTTTGATTCTAAATAATGCCTGATTCGTATCTCGCCGGCTCCGACGATTTATGGGCGTGACAATCGCCGGCGGGCCGGCGTACCTGGTCGCGACGACATCGCCGGCACAGGATTTGTCCAGAGCGCTGCACGTTGCACCACACCCGCATGTATTAACGACGGAGAGCATTTAACCCCTTTTGATTGCCGCCCCGGTTCATGTAATATCTGAACCGGGGGCATTTACTGCGCGGCCGGTTCAGTATTATTCGTCCACGTCCTCATCGTCGCCGGCGCCATCATTCTCATGATCCGGATCCTGCTTTGCCTTGCGCGGTTTCTTGGCCTTGGCCTTCTTAACGGCCGTTGCCGGCGTTTTCTTCTTTGACGGCGCTGCCTCTGCCTGCTCTTTCGCCCAGGACTTCGGCTCCGGGATTTCTTTGACCTCTTCGGCGAACATATCGTCCCAACTCAGACCCAGCAGCTTGGCCACTTCCTTGGCATTGATTATGTCTTTGTTGGAAATGTTGTTGATCGGTCCACTGATCAACATGGAATGCGAGATGACTGGCGCCACCGCCTTCCATGCTGCCTCGAGCAGATCCTCTCCGGTCAGACCAACCAACTTAGACCACGGAATCTGAACACTGCCCATCCATTTATTGTAATTGTGCTGCGTCCCCCAGGCCACCGTCAGGGCGAACATGTTTTGCATCGCCCGATGGTAATCCTTGCTCTTGGCGCACCGTATCGTCTCGTTAAGGTCGGCGTATTTGGCTTTATCAGTCAAAGCCATGAGCCTCCGGATCACTCCGGCCGTTCGCCTGAGTTTCAGACCTTTGCGCTTCTGGACCATCGTCATTTTTCCAGCGGCTTTCTTTTTTGCCGGACCACCACCATATGACCTCTTTTTAATGTAGATCAACTTGTTCAGATTTTTCCCGTGTACTACCAGTGCAGGCACGGCCCCTTTATCACCCGCCTTTGCAGCATCGAAATCATAATGATTCAGCGTTCCCTGGGGCACGTGAGCGTTATAGTCGACATGACTTGTGGCCACCATAATCACATCTTTGCCGGTTTCCTTTTTGGCTGCCGCCAGATTCACTTTGAGAGCTGCATCCAGTTTAGACGTGAAACATGCCGCATCGAGGCATGTATCTCCGTCTTTCGTTACTTCGTCCGTATCAAACAGTGTTGGGTTACAAGATGAACGTTTGGGGCATTGGGCACACGCGCCGGCTTTCGGTACCAGTAGAGCGTCATTCAAATCCCACGTCACCTTTGACAGGTCGCGCATGAACCTGCCTATTTGTTGTTTGATACCTTCCGTTTTCCGCTCACGGAATACCCAATCGCTCTGGCCTAGTTCCTTGAACAGCTTTTCCTGCATGTCCTTCTCATACCTGGCGATCAACTCGAGGTGATTCGCTGTAGCGTAATAAACGGCGCTCTTCGGATTATCCAACGCCTTCGACCACGACGGCGACAGATCCGCCAGCTTCGCCCGACGTTTCACCCATTTCAGATCCTCGCCGAATTTCGCGGCGATTTGCTCGAGGGTATTACCGGCCTTCACCATGCTTTGGATTCCCCGGGCCTGCTCAATCGGCGTCAGGTCATTACGTCCTTGGTTCTCGAGGATCGTTACGTCCAGCGCCTCGATGTCGCTCATGGGGTACACCAGGACCAGCACTTCTTTCAGTCCGGCTTCCTGGCACGCTGCATGGCGCCGCGCGCCGGCACGTTGGTCAATGTAGCCTGGCTTGTCCGGATGCGGCCGCCCGATACACGGAACCTTTTGCTTCGAGGCCTTGATCGACTTCGCCAGTTCCGTAATGCGCGGGTCTCCCGGAATAATCCGCCGGTTATTCTCCGGAGTCGGTATCACCATCTCTATCGGAAAATACTTACAAACCGCACCATCAGGCAGAACCGCCGGCACCTGGGCGGAATCAGGATCAATCGTTTTCGTTTTTTTCATGTCACCCTCGTTTGTTCTATTGTGTTACTCGCTCAAATAAGACTCGGCACCAGGCAGGTGAGGTCACACGCAATGGAGTCTGGTGAGAACATTGCATACCAACCTGGTACCGAGAAAATTACGCCGCCGCTGTATGCTCTTGCAGGATCTCCCGCGGCTCTTTGCCATTTGCCAGTCCTACTATGTGGCGAACTTCCAACGCCTCCATAATCCTGGTGGCCTTCATCGTGGATACTTTCAACCGGCGTTGAAGCGACGACACGGTCGCCCGCTGCGTTTCGGTGATGATCTGCCAGGCTTTGTTGATTTCGTCATCGGTAACGTCCTCCACCGGTTCATCCTTGACGTACATCGGAACGATGATTTCTCCGGCCTCGGCATCATCCAGATCCTTCCGGACCTTTAGATCCTTCATGAACGGGAAATAAACCTGGCCGTGGTGAATCAGGATGTCATGCGCCTGGCGAACCTCCATAGCATTGAATCCGTGGCGGCGGGCCACTTCGTCGAACCAACCGAACTCAACATCGTGCGGCTTGATTGAGAGCTTCGGCCGGCCGTGAGCGTCTTTCACGAACTTGTCGCCATCTAATTCAACAATCAGGTGGTGCAGCTCGTGGTCAATCAGGGCAACACGCCGCTTTTCTGAGATCGAATCCCACGCCGCCTGGTCAATGATCATCTCCGCATCGCCGGCACCCTTCGCCCGGTCCTTTTCGGAAATAACCTTGATAACGGCATATGCCAACCGGCCGCGGTGCTTGAGGCACTGCGTTTCGTCCTCGTTCGAGATCATCAGCACATCGATCTTGACCTTCGCTTTATCCAAGTCCGGGTAATATTTCTTCCGGACCTTTTCTACGACCTCCATCACCTCTTCATCAGCCAATATGTGTGTACTCACGGTTGTTCCCCTTCTTGAATTTGATTACGTGGGTCGTCCCACAATCCGAAAATGACGATGCGAACGACGTTCCCATCGGCAGCCTTGATGGGATTAACCAGAATCAAATCACCGGAAGCGGCGCGCAAACGGACTTCTATACGCTGACCGCCGGACGAATCCATACGCACGTTGCCTTCCATTTCACCTAATTTAAGTACGCGATTCGTCCCTTCATGATGTGTTTGGAGCAGGTCGTGAAGATTGTTTGCCATGATGGAGCATTCAGTCAGTTCCGGGGATGCACCTGATTGCTCGATCTGCAGGCATAGAGCATAAGCCTTGGCTGACGCATCCTTGATGCAATCCTCGAGCGCCTGCTCTCTATCGGACTTGAAAAAGCCACCAGTAGAAGAAACTGAAGCGGCCATGGCGGTTTCCAGTTTCTCAACCTCAGCTGCCATTTCCATAAAGGTTGATTCGGTTAAGTCGGGATTTGCCGGGCACCGCGAGGCCTTGCGCTTCAAGTTCGTAAACCATGCAATCAATCGTTTGGCTAATTTATCTGGCATTGTCGTTCTCCTTAGTTGATTTCTGTTGTTGTGGATACTCTGGTGTGCGGTGCCCAAGACAGCCGGTTTACGGTGTTCCGTAGAATTGAAGCCAACTGTGGCGAAAGTCCGAATCTCTTTTCGTTGATGTCGATTGACTTCATGATGTCGCCGTCATTATGGCGCTCGGTCGCAGCCTTCCAGTCGCAAAGCATTTCAACAAGATCGAGCAAGTCGAAATCATCAATCCCGTTCGGGTAGTGTTCAGGATGGTGCGAGTTGGCCGCGTTGTGATGATCCAGCGCTGGCCTCAATTCTGCCAACCCCGCCTTATATTCCGGAGATCCGTAAGTCACGCCAGACAGCCTGGGTGTCCACAAATCAAAATAGGGTTTCTCGTTCGGTCCCAGTTTTGAATCGTCATGGACCTCGCCACGCTCAGTAAGCAATCGGGCGAATCTCCCGAGATTGGCTTGCACCTTTCGGATATGTTTCAATGTTTCGGATGAACTATCATATTCCATATGTGATCCTTTATTGAGTTACGCTTTTGTTCCGCATAAATAGTCAGCCCAAAGTCCAGGCGGACCCCACATCATTCGCGGCGGCAGCAGCTGTATAGAAACCAGTCGTACACATTTTCCGGTTACACAGAATACAGCGCCGCAATTCACACACTGTTCCATCGGTATGATATCCGGTACATCGAATGTGTTTACTGTCACATCGCTCGCGTCTATGAACCTGTGCCGCTCATTGCAGTGTGGGCATTTCTTCATCCCCGGTCCTCCGGCTTCACGAATTTAATCCCGAGGAAAAAGAACAGGTCCGCTTCCTCGCGGAACGAGATTCCCGGAATACCAGACTGCCCTCGTTTGTAGAGGTAGTTGTCTATGGACTCGTACCCCATACGACACCAACGGCGGGCAAGCTCCTTGTGACTGAATTCGCTGGGGCCGGTCCGGATGGCGAGAACGTGCCCCCACGTCTCCGGAGTCGCGAAAAACAAATCCAGCTTCATGCCGCATGGCAGGATCCGCTGCGTGTGCTTGCAAGGCAGAGTGCCCTTAACTTTTTCCCACCGGCTAACGGTCGCGGCGATCCCTGTTGCGAAAAGCCCTTCCCCCTCGTATGGCTTAGGAATCGCCACGATCTCGATATCGCCGATCCGCTTACGTTTCCGCCGAAGGCTTCCCGCAATTTCAATCCGTTCACAGTCGGGCCGGAGGAATTCCAGGACTTCCGTCGCATACTTCATCGCCTCTTCGTAACCCACCACCTCGCGAAGTGTCGGCATGCTCATCGTAGTCCCTTCCCTTTGATCACTACGGGAGGCTTGAACACGACATCCACCACCCGGCAGCTAAACCTGTTCCGGCGCAGATCATCGGCATGCGCGACCGCAAAGCGCCGGTTCGCCTTTGTCCAGGCTGCCGGGCAATCACCTACGCCGGCAGCGGCCAGAAAGGTTGATTTATCTTTTCGCAAGACCTCAACGGCATAGCCCTGGCGCAATTCCTTGTCGAAGGTGTGGAGTTCAATGTTGGGAGTTGTTGTCATTAGAACAAATTCTCCGAAGCCATTATTCTGCCCCGGCTCTGCGTCTGAATTACCATCTTAGCCAACATCCGCTGGATATACGTATCGCGGGTGGACCGCTTGTAACCCGTTAGATTTGAAATCTCATCGCGCGTTATTCCTTCCGGATATTGCTCGATGCATAGCTCCATGATTTTCCGTTCACCCTCAGGCAAACGATGGCGCCATATTTCCTGCAGCTCGACCCCAGTCGGTAATGGGTTTGCATCTGGCAGAGAAGCTTGACCATGGCTCGTTACCGCGACGAATGCACCATTGGGTTCACACAACCCCTTTTCGCGAAGCCGTTGTATGTAAGTGTCCCGGGTCGATCGTTTATAGCCCGTCAACACCGTGAGCTGGTCCCGGCGAAGCCCAGACGGGAATTGGATCAGCGCCTCGAGTATTGTTTTTTCACCTACCGGAAGATCGGCAGATGATGAGTCCTGACGTGGTTGGTGTTGAACCGGAGCGGGCCCGGGGCGGTCAGCATGTTTCAACACGGCCGGTTTGTGAAGCGACGGCTTAGACACGTCACCGACCCGGGGCATCTTTGCTTTCAATTCCGCAATCGCAGAGACTATAGACTCGGCCGCTTTTATGCCCCGGTCCATAACCTTCTCAATGCGGGTGATCACGGCGGCGGAAACAACCTCCACCTTCACCTGTTTTGTTTCCACTCGCTCCGGTACCGGTTTCGATAGAGTCGTGATCTTTTTGTTTAATTCCGCTATTTGCTTTCTCAAGTGAGCCGGATCGTTATCCCGCGCCTTCTCAACTGTCGCGGCAATTTCCTTGCCCAGCAGATCGACATCAACTTTCGCCAAGGCCTTCGGCGCCCGGACAATTTGACCAGGCTTCGGAGTGGCGCCACTGTCGAACGTGTTGCGGGTCCTGACCTTGATCACCTTCAAAATATTCAGCCATCCCGGCGACCAGAAATAAGCCTGTCCGATCGGCAGGCCCGGCAGTTCCCGCATCATGTCCTTTGCCTGGGTGGGATCCGCGTGGACGTTGATCCATTCCTCGATCGCTTTCAAATCACGCGGATGAGACAGCCGCAGCACCATCAGCATTTCGACCTGGGTTAAAACTTGCTTTGCGAGGTCCGCCGGCCGCTGCGTGATCAATGTGCAGCCAATTCCCTTTTTGCGGCCGCGCTTAACCACGTCCTCCAAGGCACCGACCATCTGAGCCTCTTCACCTCGGACCATCTGCGGGCAAATATCGTCGGCTTCATCCACGAACAGATGCATCGGCTCACGATTCAACCGATAGATGGTTTCTAAAAACGCCGTGACGAAACGGCGCGTCTGCCCCTTCCGGAAATTGCTTACATCCAGAATGGCGGAAAACTTCCGTTCCACGATCGCCCGGGCCAATACCTCACCGGATCCCTCGTCCAGATTCACATCAGCATGGTCGCCGCCAATGACAATGATCGGGAATCCTCCAGGGCCGCCCTTCGCATCGGCCCGCAATCCCCACCAGGCACCCGTAGGGTCAATCACCACAACTTGATGATTCTGCTTTAACATTTCCTCCGCAATCACTGACGCGGTGTAAGATTTTCCCGACCCCTTTTTAGCAATGACAGCCGCCGTCTGCGTTACCATATCTTCCGGTAGGTTGAACTTTTCGCCGACAATATCGGTTCCGATAAAAAAGTTCTTCATTGCGCTTGCTCCAGGTGGACCGGCCACGCCGACGCATGACCGGTCCGGGGGTTTGCTTCATGAGTCGAGGGGCAAGTGCCGACCTTTGCTTTTTTCGCCGCGAGCCCGTCGGGACTCATCGGCATAGGGTGCGTCGCGATCGGCCGCGACATCCCCAGCACACCATACTTATACCCCTCTATGTGTGGTAAATTGTTCAAGAGTGATAACTCACACCGGTTTCTTGATTTAACTTCTCTGCTGGGCAACGCTCGCCGCGGAATACCGCTCCGCAAATCGAACAGCACTTGAGCGCGGCCAGTTGCTCACGGATCGGCGCAATCTGTTTTTCAAGCATCAGCACCGCATTGATGAGCTGGTGAAATGCGCAAACGGTCATTCCACTGTCCATCGAATCACCGGCCGCTTTAAGTTCCGCCCGGATCTGTTCAGATACTTCATCCATGGGGTAAGTACCTCGCGAGAAGGAAGGCCACGAACATGACGGCGAAGAGAATCCCAAGGACAAGCGCCCACACGATATTGCGAAGCCGCAGGTTCTGATCCTTAAGGCGATTGATCCACTGGTCGCTGCTCAATTTCCCAACAAAGCCAGACGGCGCCTTCTCGATCGATATCGCTGCTTCAACATTGATCCCTCGTATGACTAGTTTCCCGTCGCTTTCCTTGCCCACTAACCGAACCCACCACCTCTCCCGGCCACGACAGGCATCAATGAAATTCACGAGCTGAACCTCACTGCCCTCGAGCAGGATAATGTCGTTGTGGTTGAGTTTCATTGCGCCACCTCACGAACCACGACGGTCGGCGAGGGAAATGCAGATCGGAATGCTACCTTGAACTGTTCCAGATGTTCCTCGGTTGCGAAGCCATACCAGGTCCAGCCATCAATGGTGACGCAGCTCTTGTGCCAGACACCCTCCCGACTTAAGTGGGGAATATGCTCTCTGCCGAGGTTGTCATTTAGCCAGGTGTTTATTTCCTGCTCACGATCTCGATCGAACACGTCCACCATCCACGGTGTAGGGGTCCAGGTATCGCGCAGCGCATCATTCACATACGCGGGACAATATTTCCGCGTAATCATCCGTTGAAACAGTTCGTTGCCGATGTTTGACGGTTCGTTATTCAGGCGAAGCCTCGCACAGATCTGCGAACGGATTTTTGATCAACGTCTTAATTATCTCGGCTTGTGCCTTTTGTTCGGCGGTCCGGGCGGCGGCGTAGGCGGCGTAGGCGGCGTAGGCGGCGTCGGCGGCGGCGGCGGCGGCGTCGGCGGCGGCGGCGGCGGCGTAGGCGGCGGCGTCGGCGGCGTAGGCGGCGGCGTAGGCGGCGGCGGCGGCGTAGGCGGCGGCGTCGGCGGCGTCGGCGGCGTCGGCGTAGGCGGCGGTTGGATCTTCAATCCATCGCTCTGCGGCCTCGATCGCCTTTAACGGTCTGTCGTCGTTCGGATATTTTGCCGTAAATATAGGCAGCACCCGGCGAGCGAATTGAACGGCCAGTTGTACCGACTGCTTTTTTGTCAGCTTCCCAGTTTTGCGGAGCAACCACATAAGCCAGTCGCCGCGATCGCATTTATCCCAGACCTCAGAGAACGTGGTCAGGTTGTTATCCGTGACGAATTTAATACCCTCCGAACATGCGCTCCATGACTTGAGCTGCTTTACAATGTTTACTTCGACCTCGTTGATCATTTGCTGACTTCCCCCTCTGTGCTCTCTGTGATCTTTGTGGTTAAATTTCTTCCTGACCGGCTATTGATTCAGCGCGTCGTAGACGGCCTTCTTGGTTGCCCATTCGATGTTGATATCGAACATGCGCTGGACCTCTTCGATCGATGGATAGGTGCGGTCGCTTTCAAAAAACGTGCCCCAGTCTCCGGACGAATGCCGGGCTCTGATCTTCCAGCCAAAAGAATCGTTACCAACGGCGATCAGTTCCTTGCTCCATAACCGCTCCCAGGCGGAAGGCGAATTGGTCCAGGAGGGATTGATGCGCAGAATGATTACCGAGCTTGAAACTTGTGGCGCCTCGGCCGGGATTGCCGCCGGGACTGGCTGGGTTGTCTCCGGAGTCGCTGGATCGGAACGGCTGCACTTCACACACAAGACCAGAAAAGCCATAACGACGACTACCGGTGCACAATTTCTTACCAAACTCATGTTTAACCTCGGGTTGTTTGTTTACTTGGCGATGGTTGACGAAGGGCGATATCTCCGATGGTTGCTTACACCCCCGGGGCGAGCGGGTTGCTTACACCCCTTCTGCAAAAAAAATGAAGCGACATCGGAAACGGAGGTATCAGTTTGATCGGACACCTTTTTTATTTTTTGGAACACGTCTCTTGGCAGCCTCACGCTTAACGTCTGCGATTCGCTCTCGCTCAATTTCTTCATAATCTTCCTCATCTAGTGATATATTCTCGGTAGCTTCGTAGATGACAAAGCGGATATACTCGTTGAATTTCATGTTTTTTTCTGCCGCCGCCTTTTGTAAGCGGCGATAGAATTCCCTCGAAATTCTTACGGACAAAACCCTTTTGTTAATTATATCCGGTTGGTCTGGCATGCAGTAAATAGATATTCCGGTTGCTTACACCCGTCAACAAATTATTTCAAAACTCTTTTCATTGCTTTGCTAACCCGTTAGATTTCACATCAATACGCCGGCAAAAAAGTGATGGAGCTTATTATGCCTACATGCCCAAAATGCGGGATTGAACGAAAAGACACAACTCCCCACAGGAGCACGAGATGACCTTTTGGCTAATTTTCGCGGCCGCAATAGCTCTAATTGTCTTGTTACGCAAAAAGCCTAAACCTAAACCGAAGGTCGTTGCTTATGCCACCATTACCGCAAGCGATAAGGAAACGCTGACAGATTCAGAGCGACTCGCCCGATGGGAAGCCTTACCCGAAATGTCGCTAAATAAACACAAAGACCCGGTAATCCAATTTCTGATCGAAAACAAGGGTCAAGAACGCACCATACGCTACTATGGCAAGTTCAAAAAAGTGCTTGTCCTTGATGTGATCGAAAAGGAAGGGATGTTTTTTCCTTACCTAAGAGCTAGGGCTGATGGAGAACAGCGGACGTTTTCATTTGAGCACATCACTTTACCGGACCGCAAAAAGAATACTCCGGCATCGAAGAAGCGCCCCTGAACTCAGCGTAGTTCATCAGATAAAGTTCTCTCACACGCCTGGTGTTCTTGAAATGGAGCCGTTCGCGCCAGGCTTCATATTCCATCATGTTCGCCCGGTACCACCGGACCCGGCCGCCGCGCTTCCGGATCTGTACCGCCACCCGGTCCTGCACGCACCGGTATGCGGTGAGTGTAGGGTATCCCTGATCGCCGGCCAGGTACCGGAACGAGGCCTCGCCCGTGAAGTCGACCAGCCTGATCACCATGCCCTCCATGTTCCGCGGCCAGTCCCGCACCCAGAGCACCGCCTGGGCAAGTTCGTGATATTGTTTTGAGGTCATTGAAAGAAAGGATGAAGGCGGAAGGATGAAGGATGATTAAGAATTTCTGTGCCCTCTGTGATCTCTGTGGTTAATTAAATATTCCAATGCATGGAACTATCACGCCGGCAATGTTCCAACCATTGGAACCTCATCCGTCAAGGCGTCCATCATCGCGTCGAATCGGTCGGTTGCAAACCAGTCCGAGTGTCCAAAATTGCGGTAGACCATCTCGACCGGATGATTCTTTTTAACATTCACCGGCCCGGTACGGCCGAGCGTGCCATATCCGAGCAAGCTGCCGATGACCGTGCCGGCAAGAACCATCGCCCGGTCCCGGCGGGCGATATACACCACTATGCGGTCAATCCGATCCGCCCACACGTTCAGGCCATTGCGCCGGAAATCGTTATCACACGCGGCGCTGATCAAATGCAGCGAGGCCAATCTCAAACCGCCGCTGCCGTCCTGGTGCAGCGATCGCAGTGCGTCAATGATGACATCGCACCCGTTTGAGTGCCCCACCAGGTGAATGTTCCACCCGGAGTAAAAGCGCAAGGTCCGCTGCAGCTTGTGCGCGCGATCGGCCTGGCCAAATGGCCGGGTAATGGCAAGGGTAAAATACTCCACCTTCTCCGCCTTGTGCGGTGTGTTGAGATTCGTCCACGTCACCGCCCGGCCGGACCAGTTGTACGCTTCCCCCGGCCGTGTCCGGATGCCGGGCACGTAGATAAAAATGGTTTGTGTCACGACCTTGCCTTTGTTCCGAACGCATAGTCCGTCCAAATGCATACCGCCCCGTAATTTTTGTTGGGGTAATCGTGATGCAGCATGTGGTGATGCTTCCACTGATCGTAGTAGCTCCACCGCTTGATCCATTCGCAGCCAACCTCGTGGTAAGCGGAGTGAAGCGATGTCCACAGCCAGGCGTAAAACATGCTCTCACCAACTACGAATAGCGCCCATTGCCAACCGAGAACAATACAACCGAGCAACATCGGCGACGCCACCAGAAGAACTGTTGGCCATGACAGATCAATCCCTACATCATTTCGATTATGCCCATGATGCTCTACCGCATGTTCACGCCACCAGGCATTCCGGCCAAGAACGCCCCGGTGCATGACCCAACGGTGCGCAATGTATTCACCCAAGGCGATCCACAGGACCGATAATAAAACCCACAGAAACCACAGGTTATTCATGACCACTTCCCCGCGTAAATCACCTGTGTCCGCTCCGCCGGCCCGCCCGTCCAGTCGTTGACAAAGCATATCCAGATTTGCGCGCCTACCGGCGGCCGCTTTCCGTCGAGATACCCCGCACGAATATTGTGTAAATCCTTAGACCGTGTTCCCGGGCGCCGCCAGTCATAATGCCCGCCGGTCAGCTTGCCGCCATCGAGCCAGAACACGAACACCCGGCCATCGATATCCGCGCCGATAGGTGAATTCGTCGGCCACTTGAGCGGGTCATGTTCAAACGACAGCGTCGACGACGTAAGCTTCGCGGATTTGATCGTCCGGGTAATCTTGATTTTCTGCGGCTTCACGCCCTTGTGCGGGCCCAGCCCGATGAACCCGGAGATATCGATCGCATCGGCGGCGGCCGGACCAGGCGAAGGCGCCGGCAGCGTTGCCCGAACACCCCAAGCTTTCGTGCAGGCGTTCATCCATTCCTGCGAAAGTTCCTCATTCGCATTGTAGCACTCGATCATCTCGTAATCTTTTTCGGCCGCGGCCGACACGAAGGATATCCATTCGTTGATGTTCGGGAGCTTGGTGCCGAAATAACTGCCGAGCTGACGGAGGCAAGCGCCGTTATCCGGGGCAATCACCGACCCTTTGCCTGGCGACGGCCAGGAGCCGATCTTCTGCGGATGGTATTCTGTCCAGTAGTGCCCGGACTGCTTGGTCTGCCACGAGATCAGTTGCTTCGAAGCCCTGGCCTCGCTGCCCAGTCGCGCCACCATCTTCGCGTGCAGGTATTTGCTCGCCTCAGTGTAAACCGAGCGCGGCTGGTTCGCATCATCCTCGTTATTCCACAGAACCAGCACACCCTCCCAGCCGATCCGCCGATCCCATTCATCAATGATCTGCTTGTGTTGCGCCAAGTTCGGCTGATCTTCCTTCTGCGCGTTCGTGTTGAAGCCGTAGAGTTTTACCCACAGTCCGAGCTTGCGCAGCTCCGCCACATACGACGTGGCCTTCTGGATCTGGGCGATCAGGTATTTCGTCATCTGGTCCGGAGATTTGATCGTGTCCGGTTCCAGCTCGATCAGCTCCATGCACATCCCGGTCGCGTTCGAGGCCTTGACCATCTGGGCCGTGCGCGCCGCCGGCACATTGCTCCAGTGCCTGGTCAGACCAACGAAGATTGGACGCACCAGTGGAATGACCGGCGCCGGAGAAGTCCCCGGATCCGTTGGGACCGGTGGTACGACTTCCGGTGGCCGATGGTTCAGGTGGTCAAGGATCTCGTTCACCCGAGCAATGCCGATTGCTCCGGCCGCCAGGGTCACCAGTTCCGTGGTGGTGGTGACCTTGGCGAATTCATTGGCCAGACGCTTCACATCCTCAGCCGTCAGTCCGGGATCCTTGCCGGACAACAGAAGCTGCACCTTCTCCGCCCCGATCGCGCGCAGTCCCATCGTTACGAGCGGGACGATTCCAAACCGCCCGATGAATGCATCGAGCAGCTTTTTCTTCTCGACCGTAGTTAGGCGGGGCTTCTCCACATTACAGCCCTCGGCTCGCGCGTAGCTCCTCGAGCTTCTTCACGGTCTCGGCAATCTGCTCCGGAGTAACATCAGACAGATCGATGGCCGATACATCGGTCACCGTGTTCGAAGAACTCTGGTGATCGACGTCCTCCCTGCCAATCTGCGAGAGCCGCACTTCCTTCTCCCAGGTGGTAATCTCTCGGATATCGGCAGCGGTGATATCATCGCCGTGTTTCACTTCGCGGGACGCACTCATCCATTTCCGCACGACGGTTGGCTCGATCCCCTCAACCGGATTGCCGTTTTTGTCCTTCGGCATATACCCAGCCACATATGGCGCCAGATCCGGCCGGACCGCCGACACCACCATGGCCACCGCCGGCAGTATCTCCACGCCAGCAATCTTGCCATCGAGCTGCGGCTTGAACCGGCTTTGCCCGCCATCCGTCGTCTTTCCGCAGCCACTCGCGAAGAGTGCCACGCCCAACATTGCCGCCATCAACCATTTCACATTCAACATGCTTTTCATCGTTTTTCCTTCTTGTTTTATTTCCCGCTGCCGAAAACCGTCGTGATTAACCAAATGGCGAAACCACCAATGAACTGCAGCACGACCGCCCCACCGATTATTATTTTTCGGTCGCCTTCGATCTTTTCCAATCGCAAGTCAATACCGTTCGTCGTTTCGATGGTTGCATAGACCCGGCTGTTTTCATCGATCTTGTCGTTGAGTCCGTCAATCTTTTCGGAAAGACCACGCAATGCCTCGCGTACATCCTCGCGAAATTCCTTTTGCAGTTCCTGGGCTTCGTCGTTTGGCATGCTTCAATCTTTCAGGTTTTTCACTTCAATCTCTGTGATTGCATCTTTAACGCCGATCTGATCATCCGACTTAACCAATGCGCGTAGTAACGCGTGCTGAACTTTAAGAAATTCCAACTGCTCCTTGGTCAGGTTTGAAAACAGTGAATCTACATCGGCGGCCAGGTACCCCTTGATCTCGGATACTTGGTTGGAGAGTGTAAGCTCCGTTTTGACCGCTTCACGGCTGGCCAGTATGAGTTTAATTTCTGCCATCTGTGCGTCGCAGACCAGGGGAAGCAGCAGAATACAAATATAAATACAAATACTTCTCACTAGAAGTCCCTCGTGAAAACATTGGCGTAACTTGATGTTCGAATGTTTCCAACGTCTGTCGTTCTGAAAACGAGCGAAGTTGGTGTAGCCAGGTTCGTGTAAATACAAACGGACTCAATCCATCCCCCTGACCCCGCCATAACCATTCCGTACTGACCGTATTTTGTTGATCGAATCGTGGTTCGGCTGTATCCCGCCACCCCGGCTGGGTATATGTATATTTGGTCCTGGCTGCGGGTCATGACTGAATTGTTGTAATTCATCAGGTTCGCGGCATACATATACTGCGTTGACGCCACCGCCGTTGCAATGTGCGTGGCATACACCATTCCGTGAGCATTATTATTGTACGCGTTTGGTGAAGTATGGTCGTTGTTAATGGCGAGAGCCAAATCAGCCGATACGGTCACGCCCGTTCCTTGCATGAACATCTCAAGATAAATTATTTTATTCGTCGGTATGTCTATAAAGATCGTTTGAGCGTCACCCGTGGTAAGCACCCAATTCGTGTACGAGGTCCAACCAGCACCACCACCACCGGTCGCATCATCGATGTCGAGGGTCAGTAAACCTGTCGCGACGTCATACCCACTGGTCGTTGCAAACGCGACATTTGAAACGGCAAAATGCACCCAGATGTTGGATGTATTAGACACCCGATACCCCTGAACCGAAAACCCGCCATTGGTTATCGAGTTGGTTTCGCTGCCTGGGAAATGGAGGTACAAATTAGCGCCTTCTACAAGGCCGGTCGCGAGTATGCCGCCAATAAATATCTTCACGAAATGCGGTTCGTTCGTCCCGCCGTTGTATCCATACCGGGTGCGTTCGTCGGTGCTAGTTGCGGATGCTATTCTACTCGTCACCGTCAAGTACCGGTCAAACACTGGATACGTGTCGACGGCCGTGGTGATTTCACAAAACAGCCGGTATTCACCATTTTGAATGTTGCGGAATTCCCAGCGTACAGTCCCCGCATCGTTCGTATAAAAAGCCGCCTTCGCGTAATTCGTCCAGCCGGATACGAGGTGAATAAATTGCAGGTAAATATCGCTGGTTAAGAACGTGAAGTCCACCGGGGATACGCCATCAGTCATCGTATGCGTGATGTGAATGTCACCAACCGGGCAGCTCATGGCGTCACGTGATGGATTCAAATCGTTGAAGTTGTTCGTTGTCCGGAAGGTGGACAGGTAATTGATATCGTCACCGAACGCGCGAATGGACAACAAAGCGTATATTGAAATAAATTTAAGGTATCGGAAGCGCATATAATCTTACTCCATACCACTTGTTTGATTCAGCCCCATACGTCCCGAAGATCATAGACGTCGGGCTGTCGTATATCCTGACAAACTGATTCCACGATCCGGGGTAAGCCGCGTTCGTAGGTTGTGCCGTTGAAAAGCGAAGGGCGTTTGTATTGAATGACGGAACGGTCACAAATGATTGAGACAATCCGTTGTAAAATGGTGCCACGACTCCGGATGAATTCTTGAAGGCCAGAAAGTCGTTAGTGACGATGATCGAGCTATTCGGCGCCCCGGTCGCGTTGTTCGCCATGATTACGTAATCGTTGGTGCCGTAGGTAAGTTCGAATTCCACATCGTCCAGACGGTTTGAAAGATCATCGGTCCAGAGCTCGAGGTTCACGATCCTGGCATCGTTCGAAATAGCCATCTGATCAAGGGCATCAATGCTGTCGTTGATGGTGACGATATCGGCCACCACGCCGGCTATGAGCCCCGTGATGATCGTGTCCGCGGCCGCCCGAACTCCCGCCTCGTTCGTCAACGCAACGTGTGCCGCATTCGTCCCGGTCGTCAGGTCCGTGCGAACGCCGGCTATGAGCCCCGTAATGATCGTGTCCGCGGCCGCCCGAACTCCCGCCTCGTTCGTCAACGCAACGTGTGCCGCATTCGTCCCGGTCGTCAAATCAGTCCGAACGCCGGCAATGAGTCCCGTGATGATGGTGTCCGCGGCCGCCCGAACTCCCGCCTCGTTC